AAGGCCCTGCCGAACGTGCTAAAGCATCATTAAAGAACTGGAACTGCTAATGTTGGAACAAGTCAAAGCCCGAATTGCTGACCTTGAGAAGCAAAAAGAACAAATGCTGGCTAACTTCCATGCCATTTCAGGCGCTATTGCCGAGAATCAGGCTTGGTTGAAAGAGTTAGAGAAACCCGTAGAATTGCCTAATGACTGATACAACCGAGAAACGCCCTGTTGGTCGCCCTACCCTTTACAAACCTGAGTATTGTGAGGAAGTGGTTACTTTGGGCAAAATCGGCAAAAGTACTGAAGCAATAGGCGCAATTCTTAATGTTGGTACTGCCACAATGTATCGTTGGCGTGATGAATTTCCCGAATTTCGAGAAGCCTTGGAGTTGGCCAAAGAGTTTGAACTGCAATGGTGGGAAGATATTGCCCAAACTCACATGGTTGAGAACAAAGAAAGCGACAGATTGAACGCAACTATTTGGTCAAGGTCTATGGCTGCACGATTTCCTAAAAAGTATCGTGAGCAAGTGAAGCAAGAAATTACAGGCGCTGATGGCGCACCGTTGTTAGCTGGCATTCAAGTTTCATTTGTGAAGCCAAGTGAGTGACATTAGCCAAGTAATTGCAAAGGCTGAGTTCCCACTCAAGCTGCAATGTTTGTTTCAGCCATCACGTTACAAAGTCCTGTACGGTGGACGAGGCGGGGCAAAGTCTTGGGGGGTTGCTAGGGCTTTGCTCATTAAAGGCGCACAAGCCCCGTTAAGAGTGCTTTGCGCCCGTGAATTCCCAACATCTATCAAAGACTCGGTTCACAAGCTATTGTGTGATCAGATTGAGGCTTTAGGGCTTGGATCGTTTTACGAAATAACCCAAACCAACATCAAAGGCAAGAATGGCTCAGAGTTCAGCTTTGTGGGTTTAAAGAACAATGTGGCCAACGTCAAGTCTTACGAGGGCGTTGATGTGTGTTGGGTTGAGGAGGCGCAGACAACAAGCCGTATGTCGTGGAACGTGCTAATCCCTACCATTCGTAAGGAAAAGTCAGAAATCTGGGTGACGTTTAACCCTGAATTAGAAACTGATGAAACTTACCAGCGGTTTGTGCTTAACCCGCCTGAGAACTGTATTGTTCAAAAGATCAACTGGTCAGATAACCCTTGGTTTCCTGAAACGCTGAAACTTGAGAAGGATGCGCTTAAACACCGTGATCCACAGGCTTATAACGTGGTTTGGGAAGGTTTATGCAGACAGACCGTAGATGGGGCTATCTTTGCCAAAGAAATGCAAATGGCAGAGTTAGATGGGCGCATTACCAAAGTGAACTATGACGCAACCAAGCCTGTTCACGCCATCTTTGACCTTGGGTGGTCTGATGCCACAGCCATTTGGTTCTTACAGTTCATAGGCATGGAAACACGCTTGATTCGCTACATTGAGGGCAATCAGCAGACCATGAGCGACTACCTGGCTAAGATGCAGACGTTTGGGTATATGTATGACACGCTATGGCTGCCACACGATGCAGAAAATAAAACCCTTGCAGCCAACGGCAGAAGCATTGAAGAAATCGTAAGGGCTGCTGGCTACAAAACCAAGATAATCCCAAAAACGCCCATTCTTGATTCAATCAATGCAGCCAGGACAATCTTTATCAATTGCTGGTTTGATAGGGAAAATTGTCACGAAGGCTTGCAATGCTTACGGCATTACCGTTACGATGTTGACCCAGAGACTAAACAATTCAGCAGAACGCCTTTGCACGACAATTATTCACATGGCGCTGATGCGTTTAGATATATTGGTCTGATGGTCAATGAGCCGAGACAAGCCAGAAGGCCAAGGCTTAACACAAATTATGGTAGCCAACATTCATGGATGAGTTAAAATGGCTTCAAATCACTTAGGGCAACATCATGGCTGATGATTACGACTCACGAATTCAGGAAGCAATAGATTTTCTGAAGTTTGCTAACGATGCAGACACAATGAACCGCCAGGAAGCGCATGAAGATTTGAAGTTTGGCGCTGGTGATCAATGGCCTGTAGAACTGCAAAACTCACGCAATCTTGAATCACGCCCCATTATTGTGGTGAACAAGGTGGACAATTATTGCCGCCAAGTATCAAACCAACAAAGACAGCAGCGCCCAAGAATTAAAGTTCATGCCACAAATACGCATGAGGACATGGTGGACGCACAGACTATTAGCGGGATTATTCGGCACATTGAGGTTAATTCCAACGCTGACCATTCTTACGACAACGCATTTGAATACGCTGTTCGCATGGGTTGGGGCTATATGCGGGTCAGAACTGACTATATTTCAGAGGATTCATTTGATCAGGAAATCTACATTGATCCTGTGGATAACCCATTTACGGTTTACTTTGACCCCAATTCAGTAGCGCCTGATGGCTCTGACGCTGACCGTTGTTTGATTACAACAATGATGCTGAAGGAAGAATTCCGCAAGTTGTACCCAGACGCTGATGATGGCACAAGTTTCACCCAGCGTGGCACAGGCGACTCACAATCTGAGTGGATTACCAAAGAGGATATTCGCCTGGCTGAGTATTACTACACAGTCAAAGAAAAGGCAAAGCTATACCTTTTGAGTGATGGCACAGCGACATTTGCTGATGACAAAGACTTCTTTAACCGCCTGGCTGCTTACGGCATTGAAGTAGTTGATACCCGTGATTCTTACAAGAAAACGATTAAATACTGCAAATTAACTGCGGTTGAAGTGCTTGAAGAACGAGATTGGGCGGGCAAATACATTCCGATTGTTCCCGTCTATGGCAGACACATTGTTATTGGTGACAAACGCAAAAAGTTTGGCATGATTCGTTATGCCAAAGACCCGCAGAGAATGTATAACTTTTGGCAGACTTCTATCACAGAAGGCGTGGCACTTGCACCAAAGGCTAAATGGCTGCTTGCTGAAGGTCAAGATGAGGGACACGAAAACGATTGGACAAATGCCAATATCAAGTCTTTTGCAGTTTTAAGATACAAACAAACTGATATTGACGGTCGCCCAGCGCCCCCGCCAACAAGGTTGCAGCCTGAACCCCCACAGGCGGGCATCATGGCTGCGGCTATGGGTGTGGACAACGACATTAAAGCGATCATGGGCGTGTTTGACCCCGCACAATTAAGTCAAGGCAACATTTCAGGCAAAGCATTAAACGGTCAGCAACAACAAGTTGACTTGACAAACTTTGACTATTACGACAATTTAACCCGTTCAATTGCTCATGTGGGCAAGATTTGCTTAGACCTTATCCCTAAGATTTACGACACAGAGCGAGTGATGCGGATCATTGGTGACGATGGTAAGCCCGAATTATTGACAATTAACCAACGGGATTCTGTGGGCCGAGTGTTAAACGACATTTCTGTGGGTCAATATGATGTGGTAATGGAGACAGGCCCAGGCTACAACAGCAAGCGCCAAGAAGCCGTGGACAATATGCTGCCATTGTTGTCAGCTGCGCCTGAACTGATGCAAGTGGCGGGTGATTTGGTATTCAGAAACATGGATTGGCCTGGCGCTGACATTATTGCTGACCGCCTAGCAGCTGCTAACCCAATGGCTCAGATTGACGATAAGTCTAAGATTCCTCCCCAGGTTCAAATGCAGCTGGCTATGTCACAGAAGCAGATTCAAGAACTTACGCAAGCGGTTCAAGCTAGAGACATGATGCTACAGAGCCGTATGGACGTTGAGCAAATGCGTCAAGATGCAGAGACTAAGCGCACCCTGATGAAAGAGACAGGCCGAGCAAATGAGGCTGAATTGCGTGAAGCAAGTGATCGTGCTGAAATGCAGATGCGTGTTGAAGGCCAGGCAAACGATACGGTTATCAGGACACAGACACAGCTTGAAATTGAGCGCATGAAACAAGAAATTGCGCTTTTGTTGGCACAAGTGGACAAAGGCGCATTAAATACTGCCAATGCAGAAGCAACAGAACGGGCTATTTGAGTTTTAAATGAATTTGTGGTAAAAACCACTAAACCTTACCTGTGAGGGTCACAGGGTCAAATCGTTGGGAAACGTATGTCCGATAAAGAAGCAAGTCAAGTATTGACTAGCGAGAATGCAGCAGAATTTTATGCAAACAGATTAGGTTTAGCTGAATCCCCTGCGGATAATGAGGCAGTTGAAGAAACTGAGCCGTTAGCCGAGGACGAACAGAGTGAACCGAAAGAGGCAGAAAAGGAAGCAAACCAAGAGGGTGAGCGAAAGCCTCCTAAACTTGAAAAGCGGTTTTCAGAAATAACCAAGCAGCGTGAGGAAGCTAGGCAAGAAGCCCAGCGGGAACGCCAAGCTAGGGTAGAACTGGAACAGCGTTTGGCGGCACTAGAGCAGCAGAGACAGCCTCAACAGCAGTCTTATGTTGATCAAGAGCCACAACCAAGCCAGTTCGCTGATGCGTTTGAATATGCGAAGGCTCTAGCCGAGTTTTCGACAGAAAAGGCGTTAGCGGAACGGGACAGGCAAGTTGCCCAGGCACGAGAGCAAGAAGCGCAGCAAAAGATTATCCAATCTTGGGCGCAGAAAGTTCAAGATGCCAAAGCAGAACTGCCCGATTTTGATGATTTGGTCGCAGCAAGTGACGTAGTTGTAAACAACGCAGTCCGAGATGCAATTCTGGAGAGTGATGTAGGCCCAAGAATCCTGTATCACCTAGCTGAAAACAATGACCTAGCCAAAAAGATCGCCAGCTTGAATCCAAATGCAGCGCTTAGAGAGATTGGGAAACTAGAAGCAAAGTTTGAGGTAAAAACTGAAACTAAGCAGACAGCCCCTGTTGTTAGAAGTAAAGCACCAGCACCGATTCAACCGATTCGTGGTGGTCAAGGTCAGCCTGATGTACCCATGTCCGCTAATGGCGAATGGCATGGAAGCTACCAGGCTTGGAAATTGGCACGCAAAGCGGGAAAAATTCGGTAAACCTAATCTTTTTGGAGTTTAAAAATGGCTAATAATTTATTGACGATAAGCAAGATCACCAACGAAGCGTTG